GAAAATCAGGACTTGCGAGTTAGACTTGCAGTGCTTGAGCGTGAAACAGAATTACATTCACAAACTCAACAACCTGATCCCTATGAAGATAAAAACTTTTTAACTGATGAAGATCAAAGAGTACTGGAAGATTTCCCTGAAGTTATGAAAACCTCAGAGAAATTAGCAGAACGAATGGTAAATCGGCAGATGAATCAGTTTAAGCAACAACAAATTAATGATGTAGATGACAGGATAAGTAGGTATGTAGACTCAAGATATGATGCTCCATTGAGTGAATTGAATCAGAAGTATGAATCAATATCTCAACAATCATATTTTGATGGTATCCTTGGGTTTGGAGTATGGCCTGCAATTGAGAATGATAAAACATTTATAGAATGGGTTAATCAGGATTCAATGCGTAGGCTAGGTATGACTCAAGGTGATAATGAGGCAAAGGCGCAAGTGATCCAATTATTCATTAGTGCACAAGGTGACCAACCATATATTGGAAATGATCGTCAAGATCTAAGAAGGCAACAAGCCTCCCAGTTAATGGGTTCTTCACAACCTCAAGCCACAACTACAGACCCTACACAGGGACTTACAGGTGAAGCGTTATACAACGCAATGCCTGATTGATAGTTCCATATTCTTGCTCTACATTAACTAAATTTTTTAACAATATAATAGAGTAAGATAATGGCTACAACTTGGACGACAGGTGGGTCAAATGCTAACAGAGGTGCTACGGGTGTAAGTAGCATGGGCGGAACCATGAAATATGGTTCCCTCGATGAGACGGAAGCATTTAAGATCCAAAAAAAATTCCTGTCAATAGCGAAACGATCCATGATAATGGCTCGGTTTGCACAGAAGGAAACGAAGGCTCAGAAGGAGGGGCTGGAGGTTAGATGGAAGCGTTTTGAAAAATTCGCACTACCTCTTGTTCCATTGGCTGAAGGTGTTAAGCCCCCAGCCGACACATTGTTGCAGACAATCATCAAGGTAAAGTTGAACCAATACGGTTCATACGTTGCCACCACTGATGTTTTGGTTGCAGCAGCGACTGATCCTATTATTCAGCAAGTCACAGAACGGCAATCAATTCAAGCTGCCGAGCTGATGGACTTCATTACTTTTCTACATGCACGAGCAGGTACTCAGGCAGCATATGCTGGTGGTACTTCACGTGCAACAGTAGATGCGGAGATTGGTGGAACGGCTGGTGATACTACTGGTTCATCTACTAATATCCTTGATACGGCAGTCCGAACATTGGAGTATAATGAAGCTCGCAAGATTGCGAAGCAGATGACTCCATCTCCCAAATATAATACTGAACCAGTACCTGAAGCATATGTTGCTGTAGGTCATACTGATTTACGTAAGGATATTGAGAAGCTTCCGGGTTTCATTCCTTATGTGAAGTACAGTAATAATGGTCAGCAAATGTTACCGGGAGAACTCGGAAGTGTTGGAGTTATTAGATTCGTACTTACAACTCAAGCAGCTCCATTTAGTAAAACACCTGATGGAACAGAGATGATAGATACGAATATTCTTGAAACTCAAACCAGTGGCTATGTGCCCGGTCATACAGGCCAATCATTTGGTAGTACGGCTGGTACTGTAGCTGATACTAGCAATTATGCTGAAGCAGGAGCAGCAACAGAGATTGGTGCAGCAATTGCTTCATTAAATCTTGTTACTAATCCATCAGGGAATACTGTACAGGTATATCCTGTTGTTATTTTCTCAGCAGAATGCATAGGGTGTGTGTCACTCTCTGGTTATGATGCTGTGATTCCTAAGGTCGTAATGCCACAACCGGCAGTTACTGATCCTTTGGGGCAATCGGGTTCAGTTGGATGGAAGAGCTGGTATGCTTGCCAGATCCTCAATGAAGACTGGCTGTATCGTATCGAGTGTGGAGCATCCACTATTAGTTAATAGAGGTGAATGACACAACGATTTCAGGGGTGGGTTCCGCCTGCCCCTGTCTCAGAAGCAATAAGGGAAACGAGTATAATTGAAATTAACCATCAGAGTTTTAATGGTGGCAATGATACTCTGATTACCAATGCTTACTTTGATCACTATCTTTATCCGAATACTTTACCGGAAAGAATATCAGTTGTATTGACTGAACCATTCTTGGGTGTAGCAGCAGATATATGTGTAGGGAGGGTGAGCAGAGTAAAGGAAGAAAGGGAGTTATATTTAAAATGGGTTGGGTTGCCGCAGGAACCATATTCGTTTCAGCAGCGTCCAGAGTCCATGTTTCTTCCACCGGACGGATCTAATAAAACGATTCGATTAACAGTCAGATTAAGAGGCAGTGATCCTCCTACTTCTGGCAGAATATTATTTTTCATTAAAACGAGAGCAACAACATGAGTGGTGAATTAGCAGGAGGATTACTTCCTACAGGAGAATATGGTCATCAGATTAACAGTCCAATGTACGATTCAGGTCGTAGAAAGAATGTATCTGTACATAAAACTTTCCAGAATGATATGGCTATGGAGGTTGGGAAGGATTTGAAAACACCTGAGGGTTGGGGAGTTATAGTAATTGGGTATGGTGATGATCCATCTCAGATGGGGCCAGTTACAATTACATGGAATGACTGGGTAATGAGGTTCCCTAGAAATTCTCGCAGGGCAATTCCTCCGGGTCATTTTAATGTGATTATGGATGCAGTTGAAAGAAAGTATCATCAGGCACAGGAAGGTTCACCATTAGTTGGTTATGATGTTTGTAGATATAACGTACAGGTATTGAAAACTCCTGATTCATCTAATGTTGATAAGGATAAGGTTAATGCACAGTTAGAAAGAGTTGAAGTTGCATGATTGATTTGGTTGATATTAGGTCACGGGTAACGACTGTTCTTCAGGATACAGAATATATTCGCTGGACAAAGACTGAATTAAATAATTATATTCATGATGCAGTTTTAGATCTTGTAAGGACTATTAGGTTACCTGTAGAAGATAGTGATGTAGTTATTAGTGCTACTAATTATAAGGTAGCACTTCCTTCTACGCTTATGGATATAAGTGGAGGTTCATTAAGTGGTAGAGAGTTACCAGTTGTTACAACCTCTGAAATGAAAAAGCTTTCTTCAGAGGGAAGGCTCCCAGCTACCACGAAGGAAGGTGAGTATTCTGTAACACAGATATTTGGTAATCCATTATGGAATTATGTAGAAGATTGGACAACTGTTACAGGTACACCGCAAGCCCTTGTAATTGACCAGAGGTCTTCTGGTATTATAACTGTTTGGCCTATACCCACTGAGGAGGTAACATTAAAGTTAACAGGCACATCACGCCCCCCTAGAATGAGTGATGAGGTTCCATATCAATATTCAGATACGACAGCACCTTCTAATCCTGTAGTAAGGAAAATAGTAACAACACTGCAAGGGTGGATAGTAGGTACGTCAACAGATTTAGTTGATGATAATAATACATCATTACTTTTTGACGCTACAGAAGAAACTATTACTAACGGGGATAACGTGTTTGTTGTTGCAGATACTGATTATAAAATTACTTGTGATATAGATCCGGTATGGGTTGATGCACTTACGTATGGCACATTGGAACGAGCATATTTAAAAGAGCATGATTTAAGAAATGTTGAGAAGAGTGGATACTTTATGAATAAGAAAATGCAACTTATAGCAGATGCTCATCGTGTTGAACCATTAAACCCTGCTTCTATAACTGGTGGGGTAAACTTAAATAGGATGATAGTGAGGAGATAATGGGAGTAAGTATACAATTTAGGAGAGGCACTGCTGCTGAACATGCTACATTTACTGGTGCAGAAGGGGAAATCACAGTCCTTAAATCAGATACTGCAGGAGATCCTTGGAGATTAAAGGTTCATAATGATGATAGTACGAGCTTCACAATACCATCTATAGATAGTACAGATACCTTAACTAACAAAACTATATCAAACCTAAAGTTATCTGGAACAGTTAGTGATGGATCAAATAACTTATTGGCTACAGTTGGGACAAGTGATATAACTTTTGCTTCTGGTGTAGTGACATTAGAAAATGCAAATGTTATTGATCAGGATACAGAAAAAACTTTAGAGGCAATGATGACAAGAGTTGCTAGGAAAAATCAAATGATATTAGGAGATTAAGGGTTTATAGGTTTATGATTGTACCTATTGATAAACAATCAGATATACACAACACACACACAGAAAGGGACAGAATATGTCTAATCCATTCGAACTACGATTCAGGCTTTTAGAAATGGCACAGAGCTATCTCCAAGAGCAATTACAACGTAATCAGAATGCTTGCTCAAGTGCTTGGGATCTTGCCCAAGAACAGGGTGAAGCAACCATGAAGCTCTGGAGTGAGCTTCAACCCGATTCTTATACTATAGAAGATATTAAGAAAAAGGCGGCTGAGTTGTACGAGTTTGTAGAAACGAAATAAGGCAAGTTTTTAGGGTTGCACTTGAATAAAGCAACCCTTCTGATTAAACATTTAGGAGATTAATATGGCAGAAAGATATATAAGGTATGCAGAAAACTGTTTAGCTGGTGTTGAAAAAACTATATTCACAGCACCTGCAAGTGATGATGCAACTCCGGTCGCAGCAGACTCAGTTATAATTGGATTTTATGTGGCATCAACTTCAACAGAGGCTAGTGAATTAACAGTTACTTTGACCAAATATCAAGATGCATCAGTTGTTAAGTTAGCAGATACAATACCATTGCCAGCAGATACTTCGGTAGATCTTATACCCGGTAAAATGATTTTACAGAATGGGCCACGTGATTCGGATGATGCATTAACAGGTGATATTATAAAAGTTACTTCAACGAAAACGTGTTCTGTGGTTATATCTGTTATAGAAAGGGTGTAAATGTCAAAGAGTCCAGTATACATAGGTGCAGGTAGTACTGAATTATCCGTACAGGCAGCACTAAATTTGATTCAAGATGGGGAAGATAGTGCATCTTATCTTCTAACAATAGCAGATTGGGTTCACTTAACAGATGGGACTACTGTAGTTGATCGGATTACTGAAACAGATTCTCTTAAGTATTCTGCAAAGGAATATGCACAGGGTAGTACGCTTGCTGCAGGAGGATCAGCTAAAAACTGGGCACAGTTAGCCACAACTCCTACCACTACAGCTACAGATGCTTCTTCCAAAGAATGGGCTATTGGAGTATCTACACATAAGAATGATGCTTCGGCTAAAGAATATGCCACTTCTCCCCAGTATGATTCAGTAGAGGGTGCATCAGAATATAGTGCAAAGCACTATTCTGCACAGGCACAGGATTGGGCATCAAAGACTGATGGTCAAGTTCGTAATGATGCAAATGGTGCAGACGTAGATTATTCGGCAAAGGAATGGGCAACAGATACGAATGCAGACATAGGTTCAGCAAAGGATTGGGCTACTGATACAGCAGCAATAGTTGCTTCAACTGATTACTCATCCAAGGAATGGGCAGCAGGGCAACTTGCAGCAAATACTTCTGGATCGGCAAAGCAATGGTCTATTGGAGGAGGAGCATTTGTAGAAGGTACGGCAGTAGAGGGTAGTAATTATTCTGCAAAGAAGTATGCAAGTAATGCTGCTGCTTCCGCATTACTCGCAGAAGGTTATGTAGATACATTTGATGATAAATATTTAGGTTCGCACACAACTGCTGTTAGGGAGGTAGGGGCAAATGTAGGTAAGGATAATGATGGTGATCCCTTAGATGACGGAGCATTATATTATGATACTACATTAGAAGTAATGAAGGTATGGAATGATACTGGTTCGGCATGGAATCAAATTACTCCTACCACAGCAAACCAAACCCAGATAAATACATTAACTACTGGATATGATGGTACGACAACTACAAGTGGTACTAATCTAAATATTGTTCAGGTTGATGTTGTTGCAGATAATATTGGAAGTGTAAATACAGTTGCAACTGATATAGTCAAAGTAGTTAAAGTTGCAGATGATCTTTTGGAAACAGTCTCTGAAATAGAGACAGTTGCGGCAGAT